CGTACAGAATATCCATTGCTACCCTCTGCCCAAGATCGTATTATTAAGGGCTTACCTATACGTGCTTCTGACTACAGCAAGGATGAGCGTAAAGCCACAAAGATTTTTACTGAGGCACCGGAGCAATTAAATCCAGGTGAAGTATTTAAGGCACTAAAACCTTTGTTCTTTAGTGACAAGGTTAAGATTGGCCACAACCTAAAGTTTGATTTACAGAGCGTTACCAAGTACTTTGGTCAGCTCCCAGCGCAGCCATACGCATGTACCCTCAATGCTGCGTTTATTCTTAACACACAGGACCGACTAAATCTTGGTCTTGATGATTGTTTGAAGCGTGAGTTTGGTTACCACATGGTTAAAGGTGTGGGTAAAGAAGTAGAAGTATATTCATTTGATGAGGTAGCAACCTATGCAGGTCTTGATGCTGAATGGACTTGGAAGCTTTGGAACAAGTATGCAGAGAAGTTAGATACAGATAGTCTTCGTGGTTTATTTAATCTGGAGATGGATGTTCTTGAGGTTATCTGTACTATGGAACTACGTGGTGCAGACATTGATGTAGATGAGTTAGGTAAGCTTAAGGCTAACTTAGAACTTCAGCTAGAGACTACCAAGGCTAACATCTATAGGTTGGCTGGCAAAGCATTTAACATTAACAGCGTACCTGAAAAGCAAAAGATTCTATTTGCTAAGAAGACAGAGGGTGGCAGAGGTCTTAGACCAAAAGTCTTAACACCTGCAGGAGAGAAACGTATGGAGGCTGGGGCAGAGTCTAGTGTTGCTGACTTCTCAGTAGCAGAGCCTGCACTAAAGATGTTTGCTGGTAAAGATGCTTTAGTAGATGAGATGCTTAACTATTCTGATCTTAATAAGCTGTTGACTACTTATGTAGTTCCTTATCTAGGCGGAGACATTACTCGTACATTAGCTGGTAAGTCCAAGACTGTTGCTAAGAAAAGCCTACTGCTTAACGGCAGGATCCACACAGACTTTATCCAGTACGGTGCAGAGACTGGTCGTTTCTCAAGTCGTAATCCTAACCTACAGAACGTGCCTAACCCACGTACTCTTAATGGCAAGGCTATCCGTAATCTCTTTGTTGCCCCAGAGGGTAGCAAGCTGGTTGTAGCCGACTACTCACAGATTGAGCCACGTGTTCTTGCATCCTTTAGTGGTGATCGTATTATGTGCAACGCATATATTAACGAAGAAGATATCTATACAACGATTGGTAACACCGTTGGTGTAGACCGCAGTGCTGCTAAGACTCTTGTACTTGCAATGATGTACGGCGTTGGCCCAGATAAGATTGCTGATTCAATCGGCGTATCTGTTAACGAAGCACGTAACCTACTAGACTCCTTTATGGCTAAGTTCCCATCAGTGGCTAAGTATAAGAAGCAAGTCATTGCTGATAGCCGTAGACGTGGGCCAGTACCCTACGCTTTGACCTATCTAAAACGTCGCAGGTATATCCCAGACCTACGATCTAATGTAATGTGGCAACGTTCTAGGGCTGAACGTCAGGCTTTTAACACGGTTATTCAGGGGTCTTCGGCAGATTTGATTAAGCTTGCTATGATTAGGGCACATAAGTTGATCCCGGATGAGTCAAGTTTGATCCTGACTATTCACGATGAATTGGTAACTGTTACCCCAGATCATTTAGCTGAGGAAACAGCAGCAGCTATTCGTGAAGCTATGGAAGGTATAAAGGCTCTTAACATTCCTATGATCGCAGATGTAAAGACCGTACAGCGATGGGGAGAAGCCAAATAGTGTTCTGGAAAAAGAAACATAAGGTAAAGCGTGTAGAGATTAAGCACCTTCCCCTGCCAGTTTTAATTCGTCAAGTTATCTATGACACTATGCTCATGCCTGCAGAAGAGATTGCTAATATCATGGGCTTGCCCCCAATCTCTGATGACGTGGCTGAAATGGAAGAGCGTGAAAGTCAGAAGCGTTTGGAGAGGTTTGCTACTTTACTTCCGTTTATTGACTCACATGCAGATATCACAGCAAAGATTGCTGCTTCAGCATACATGATTGAGGACGAGGAAGAAGAGTACGGAGAATTAGAAAAGCTTGGTATAGAAGATATAGAACAACTTACACGACTCTTTAGATTAGTTGCTTTGTCATCGTCTGTATCTTGTGTGTCAACATTATTTAATCTAGGACTAATCAAATCATTGGCGGTGGATGATGAGTAATAATTGGTGGGCTAATAAACTAGGCGGAACTCCAAGTTCTACGCCTACTCCTGCGACAACTCCCCCACAGGGGAATGTGTATCGGGCAACACCCGGTGCACCTAATACTCAGGTAAGCTATGATCATAATCAAGATCAATTGGTAACTAAAGCACAAAGTGCTAGGGCTTCTGATCGTTGTCCTGCATGTTACTCAGGAAATTATATGTCTGCTCCTGGTGGTGGACGTATGCGTTGCTATGACTGTGGATACCCTATTGTTCAGCAAGGTTCTGGTTTATCTGGAACAGGAACAGGTAATGGTCCTGTAGTAGCATCAAAACAAGTGGGGCAAAGTGGCGGATTTAATCCAACAACAATCGTAGGGAGACTAGAGTAATGGCCGTTATCAATTCAGAAGCACTTAAAGTTGTAGCAAACATCAACAAGAAGCTTGGTGCAGGAACAGTTGTTACTGCAGATAAGGTTCGTTTACCTGAGCGTATTACTACCGGTTCTCTAACACTTGATGTTGTACTAGGTGGTGGCTGGCCTATGAATCACTGGGTAGAACTAGTTGGTGAAGCCTCGCATGGTAAGACTGCGTTGGCTCTTAAGACCATTGGTGCAAACCAAAAAACTAATCCTGAGTTCACTGCCGTATGGATTGCTGCAGAAGCATTTGACGCACAGTACGCAGAACTTTGTGGGGTTGACACACAGCGTGTGATTCTTGTAGAAACTAATAGTATGGAGGATGCTTTCGATGCGGTTATCCAATTCATGGAAAGTAAGGCTGTTGACATGGTTGTTGTTGATTCTCTCCCCGCTCTCGTTCCTTCAGCGGAAGACGAAAAACACATGGAAGAATTCACTGTGGGACGTGGAGCCCTCATCACGAACAAATTCTTCAGAAAAGTAGCGTCAGCTACAAAGCGTGACCTAGTAGAGGCAGAGCGTCCAGTACTAGGAATTATGATTAATCAATATAGAATGAAAATTGGAGTAATGCATGGAGACCCACGTACCACCCCAGGTGGTCTTGGAAAAGACTATGCCTATAGTATTAGAGCAGAAGTTAAACGTGACGACTGGTTGGAGGTTGGAACTGGCCAGGATAAGCGCCGTGTTGGACAAACTATCCGCGTTAGAACCATTAAGAACAAGACGTTCCCACCACAGCAAACCGCGTATCTAGACTTCTACTTCTCAGATGGTGGACCAATTGATGCGGGTGGATTTGATACCGGCAAAGAGATTGTGGCATTATCTATTCTTAATGGTATTGTAGATCGTCGTGGTGGTTGGATGTACTACGGCGAACGTAAGTGGCAAGGTGCTCAAGCGTTGATTGATTCTCTTCGTGAAGAGGTAGAATTGAGGGATGAGATTAGTCGTGCTGTAATGGACACGCTAAAGTCAAGCCCAGTTCTTATGATCGAAGCAAACGATGAAGAGTGAAGGCCAGAAACAATCTTTAAAGCATGAAAAACGTTTGGAAAAAATAGCAGGTGGTAAGCGCAGTGCCGCCTCTGGTGCATTTTGGTCTCGTAAAGGAGATGTCAGAAGTGATGATCTCCTTATCGAACACAAGTGGACCGGGAAGAAGTCTGTGACTATTAAGTCAGAGGTACTTCAAAAGATTACAAAGGAAGCAATACTAGATAGCCGTACTCCGGTTCTAGGGCTTCACCTTGATGGTGAGAATTACGTCGTTCTTTTAGAGGAGGATTTCTTTGAATTACGTAATTCAATAAGAGGTGAATAGTGCGTTACAGCGATGACCCCAGCTGGACTTGGCGATATCAAGCGAAGTGTCGAGGAGAAGATACAGAGATATTTTTTCCACCACGAGACAAAGCTTTATATAAGCCTATAGCTGATAGGGCTAAAGCTATCTGTTGGGGTACAGATGGCAAGCCAGAATGCCCGGTTAGACAAGAGTGTCTAAAGGAGGCTATAATGAATAATGAGCTACACGGAATCTTTGGTGGTATGTCACACAGAGAACGTAACGCAGCTCAACGCAAGTATGAGAAGCAGGGGCTCACTCTTACTGAGTGGTTGGAGAAAGAGGGCAGAAAGTATGGCAAAACCTAAGACGATAGCCAGCAAAGATTTAAAAGCATTTCTTAACACGAGTAAGAGAGAGACTCGTCTTATGGGTGCAGTAGAACGACATGTTTTATCTAAGCCTTTTGATGATCGTGACATGAGTTACATTCACCCATCAGATATTATTAAAGAGGACTGGTGTGCGTTAGCGCAGTACCACGCAGTAACAGGTAATTATACAGAGACACGTGACAAGACTACAGCTCGTCTTGCATCAATCTTTGAAGAAGGCCATACTATTCACGCTAAGTGGCAGAACTGGTTTAAAGAGATGGGCGTGCTTTACGGCATGTGGTACGACTCTACCGGTACTTCTTGGGCGGTATCTAAAGATATACACCCTAGTGTTAAGTATAAAGAAGTACCGCTACGCAGCGATAAGCATATGATGCGTGGACATGCTGATGGTTGGATCAAAGGCTTAGGCGATGATTGCCTTATTGAGATTAAGTCTATTGGTTCAGGCACTTTGCGTTTTGAAGCTCCTGCAATTCTCCAGCAAGCTAACGGAGATATAGAGCAAGCTTGGAAACAGGTTAAGACCCCTTTCCGTATGCACCAACTTCAGGGCCAGGTATACCTACATCTATGTCACTTGATGGTTGAAGAAGGTTTACTTGAGGTTGCTCCTAAAGAGATTGTATTTATCTATGAACTTAAAGCCAACCAAGACTACAAAGAATTTGTTGTAGCTTACAACCCAGAGTTTACCAAAGAGATCTTTGATAAAGCTTTGGATATAACATGGGCAGCAGAAAACAAACGTCCACCTATGTGCAGCATTGATCCTGCAACAGGCTGTAAGCGTTGTGCACCATTTCAGGAGGCAAAGTGAGTATCAGTAGAGATGTTCTTGCAGCAGTAAACGAACTTGGGTTTTCATTAACACCTAAGCCAGAGGTAGACATCCCTATGTTGCCTCGTGATATCACAGAGTTAGACGACGAGGGTCTCATGGATCTGTTCGTGCAGTTTACTCAATGGAATGATCACCTTGCCGGTGCTCAAGCCATTGCGATTATCAATGAGCGTGAAGCACAACGCAACCTGGATAACGCAGAGGCTAAGGCAATGCTAAAGCACTGGACTGGAGCTAAGGGTGACCGTGTTGCTTTGGTAAAGGCACAGATTGCTGATAGTCAGGACATTCAAGACCTACAACATGAACTAGATATTAAGTATGCTTTTCGTAAATTGATTGAGACTAGAACTAGTAACGTAGAGCGAGACTCTCAACTTGTGTCTCGTGAGCTTACACGACGTACCTCAGATGGTGGGGGAATGAGAGCTAGAACACGGAGGTTCAACACATGATTATTGGACTTACAGGATATGCACAGTCTGGAAAAGATACCGTTGCCAACATCTTAGTTGAGAAGTTTGGGTACACACGTGTTGCTTTTGCTGACAAGATTCGGGAGTTTCTTTATGAGACTAATCCTATGTATGACTCTATTCTTGGAGAGCCACTATTTGTACGGGCTAAGGTAGATCGTGATGGGTGGGAAGAGGCTAAGAAGTCTCCTCACATTCGCCGTTTGCTTCAAACCTCAGGTGTAGCAGCTCGTAAAGTATTCGGAGAAAACTTTTGGGTACAGCAGGCTTTGAGAGATCTTAACTCTGAGGGCAACTATGTTATTACAGATGTTCGCTTTACTAATGAAGCCGATACAATCAAGTCATACAACAACTCTCAGCTATGGCGAGTAAAGCGCCTTGGTGTTGAGGCTGTTAATGGGCATGTCTCAGAACGTGAGCTAGATGGATACCCAGTAGACCAGATCTTTGTTAATAACACAACCATTGAGGACCTAGAACTTCTAGTAAAGACAAGGATGGCAGGATATGCCAAGTCAGCATAGGAAACATCGTGGATACAGATCTCAAAAAGTTGTTGCAAACTATCTTGTTGAGCATGGCTTTCCGTTTGCGGAATCCACAGGTGCTGGTAGGCCTGGAACTGATATTACCGGCACTGTTGGTATTGACTGGGAAGTAAAGGCACGCAAGGATTTCAGCCCTAGCACGGTCATTAAACAGCTTAAAGACCGGTCTGATGGTAAAGACCTACCCGTAGCCGTACTGCGCTTAAACGGGCAGGGAGAGGCTTCTATTGGGGAATGGGTGACCATCCTTAGATTAGAAGACTTTGTAAATCTTTTAAGAGCTGCTGGTTATGGAGACCCTGTAGAGACAGCTTAAGGTATAGTTTCCCTAGGTGGGCACATACCTTAAGGACTACAACTCGTGAATGAAAAAGATACAGAAGAAAAGTTCCTGCGTGTAAGCGCTGGATCTAACGCACAATCCGTCGGCTCAGCTATCGCACATGCGCTATATGAATCTCCACAGATTAAGCTACGTGCAGTAGGAGCCTCAGCAGTAAACCAAGCAGTAAAAGCAATCGCCATTGCTAGAGGATACGTAGCCCCTAGAGGACTAGATCTTAGCTGTCGCCCAGGTTTTACAACCGTGGAATCGAGAGATGGATCTATCTCCGCAATTGTCTTTACTATCTCGGTCAATTAAAACAGAGCTCTCTAACAGATAGGTACCATAATGGCAAAGTCAGATGTAGACGCTGCGGCAGCCGCAGGAAATACACAAGGTCGCAAGACAATTGGTGATGAAGGACGTAAGTTCACTTCACCATCAGCATCACCAAAGGCCGGCACACTTGTTCCTAAGAAGAACACAGCAGCTGGAGATCCATACGGAGCAGGCACAAAGGTTAACCGTGTTAACCAGCCATATTCCGGTGAGCGTAAGGGTGCTGCGTACTCAATCAAGGCAACATACATGAAGCAAACAGATCCAGCAGCTGGAATGACTCAAGCTAACGGTCGCATTGTTTCACCATCAGTCACTCGTCAGAGAGACTCTTGGGCACAAGGAATTGAAACTTCATACTAAATAGTATACAATGATAATAGGGCCTTTTAATTAAGGCCCTATTATTAGCTGGAGGGCGCTATGAGTTTAGATGCTTTGTATTCAAAAGCAAAAGAAGAGAACACTTATGTTATTGGTAAGTGTGTTGTAGGTCAATGGGCTATACTCCTGCCCGAATCAGATATCAAGGCCTTTGAAGAATCTTTAAATGATGAAGACTTTAGTACACGTAGTCTTCACACTCTTTACAAAAATGCTGGTGCAACTTTCGGTCTAACGTCTCTTAAAGAGCATAGAAATGGGAACTGTTCATGTCGCTAAACGATGCATATAATAACGCTAAAGAAGAGGCTGCTGCATCTAGTGGCTTAAGTTCTATTGATAAACTGCTTAAGGCTAACGGCCTGAGCCCAGAAGATGTAGGCAAGATCAGTAAGGTCAGCCTCTCTACTAATCCAGATGATACTAAGATCATTCTTTCTCCTAAGTGGAGTGAAGGTCCGGCTTGGCAACCAGTACAGCCGGCAGATCCAGTTATCGTTAATCCAAAAATTCCCCAGACCCCTGCGCTGATAAGCAGTGGCTGGAAAGTAGCTATTGCACTACCAGATCCACAGATTGGTTACCGTCGCTATGAAGATGGTTCTCTAGATCCATTCCACGATGAAGCAGCAATGGACGTTGCTTTACAAATCGTCGGACTCGATCACGGTCACACAGTGGCCCAAGTTATTAACCTAGGAGACTTCCTAGACTTACCAATGTATGGTACTTACGAACAGGAGCAAAACTTTGCACACACAGCTCAACTTGCTATTAATCGTGGCCATCGTTTCCTTGCTGAGCAGCGTGCTAATGCCGGGATGGATGCGAGAATTATCCT